TTAGGTGAAGAGTTTGGGGAAGTAGCTAGAGAAGTATATGAAAAAAATACAGCTAAATTATATAATGAACTTATTCAATGTGGTGCTGTATGCATGGCATGGGCTGAAGCAATACAAAAAAGAAATATAAAAAGACAAGTTGAAAAAGGGGATGATTTAATATGAAATCAACTGCTAAAGAAATATTTAATACATTACTTAACGATAAAAAAGTAAAAGCCACCACAGGCGATGACACTAGTTTTGAATATACAAAGATACCTTTTAATATTCCACAGCTAGATAAAATTACAAATGGTGGTATACCTAGAAAAAGATTTACTTTATTATTCGGTGGATTTTCATCAGGCAAGTCGTATGTTGCTTCACAATTGTGTAAAACCGTGCAAGAAGAAGGTGGAGTAGCTGTATGGGTTGACTTAGAAAAATCATGGGATAGTGATTGGATGACGAAGAGTGGATTAAAAACTAAAGAAATGGTAGTATATAATCCTGATACATCAGAAGAAGCATTTAAAGCAGTAAGGAACTCTTTACAAGCTGGTGCAGACATAGTAGTAATTGATAGTGTAGCTGGTTTAGTACCAGCAGATATCTTTACTCATGAAGATGGTATTGCCCACAGTCCTATTGCGTGGCAATCTAGAACTTGGAATCAAATGTTAATGAGACTTATACCTGAATTAAAACACGGTGGGGCTTTAGTTGCGATTAATCAGACTAGGGGCACCATGGGTAATGTTCAGATGATGGACACTATGCCCGGTGGAGAAGGTCAGAAATACTTTACACATTGCTGTATGCATTTTACAAGAGGTTCTTGGCTAACTAAACCCGGCAAGAGTAACTCAAAGAACATGGCAGATAGGATGGGGTTTGAGATAAACGCCAGACTATTAAAAGATAAATTTGGTGGGGAAAAGTTTGAACAAGCAATCATACCATTTAAGTTTGATGGTGGTATAGATATGGTAGAAACATATATTAGAGTTGCATTAGAAGAAGGCATTGTAGAACAAAGCGGTGCTATGTATTATTACAAAGATCAAAATTTTAGGGGTATGAATGCTGTGGTTACATGGTTTAAAGAAAACCCAGATAAATATGAGGAGCTTGTAGATGCCACGAAAGAGTCATACCTTACAGGAGAATCTGATAGCGAGAGTGCTTGATGAGGTAGGTTTACGCTATACATGGCAAACGCCTGTAGGTAAGTATGTACCTGACTTTGTAATAACAGAAATGAATATTATAATAGAAGCAGATGGTCCATTTGGACACTTTGCAAAAAGAGATGCACTACGAGATGAGTATCTAAAAGAAGCTGGATATGAAATCGTACATGTAAAAGAAAAAACATATAAAGATATAAAGGCAAAGATATGGCAGGAATTAAAGCTATAAACAGCAAAACTCCTTCAAAAGGGAAACGAACTAAAAATCAAGATAGATGGTTGTTAAAATCTATAGATAATGTGTTGGGTAGAAAAAACAGCCCACCAACTAAAGGTAAGTTTTATCCTTCTTTATTTGGCAATCCTTGTGATAAATACTTATACATGGCATACAATGGGTTACTTGATTGGGATACTATAAAACCTCGTATACAAAGAATCTTTGACCATGGAGGCACTTTTGAAGAACGCATGAAAAAGTATCTAGAAAAAGCAGAGTTATATATTGACGATGAAGTATCTATAAAAAATGAAGACCCTCCGATATCAGGCAGGATTGACTTTATAATAAAGCACGACAAACATGAGGAAGCCTTATTAGAGTTAAAAACTATAAAAGATGAGGACTTTAAAGATTTAAAAGAAGCTCCAAAACATGAGCACATGATACAGTTACAAATATATCTTAACTTAACTGACAGAGATTACGGTGTGGTTATGTATGAAAACAAAAATGATCAAAACCTAAAAGCATTTAAAGTTGACAGGGATAAAAAAGTATGGGATGATATACTTAAACGATGTAAAAAAATAATGGCAATGACTGTAGAACCTGAAACATGTACAGGTATGTGGTATTGTAAATGTAAAAATAGGAGGTAAAATGGAAAAAAGATGGGGTTATCAAAATGCAATAGACTTTGCAAAAAAAGAAAGAGACTCAATCCCTAATGTTCCTTGGGTTGAATTTCAACAAGATGCAGCAGATACGTTAGATTTTGCTGATGTAATCGGGGCTACTAATAAAGAATTAGAAATATATCTGTCTAAGTATGGAGGAACAAAAGCTATACTAGAACAGGTTGTAGCTAGCCATGAGATGAAGTTAGGGGCAATGCAAGCTCAATTTGATGAGGAATATAACGCAGCTTTTGCTAGAGTTATGCAAGAAGCTACAGGTAAAAAACCTACTAGAGATGAAGCTAGGGGGATGATTATGTCTTCTAACAAACATCTTATAGAATTGTTTAAGCGAAAGACTGAAATGGAAGCTGCTAAAAAGTATGAAGAAGGCAGGCTTAAATTATATACGCAGTGTTGGGTAACTATTTCTAGAATTGTAGCTCTAAGAACTAAAGGAATTGACTAAAACTTAGTATAATAATAATAGGAGGATACTAACATGATGGGAAAATTAAGACCTCAAATATTTCTAGCAATCATAGTCCTTGGACTTTTAAGTGCTGTTGGAGTATATTTTGGATATACAGAGATAGCTACAGGATGTACAGGGGGTATTATAGCATTAGGAATGAAAGTATTAGAATCAGAATAAATAAAAGGAGATAAATATGACAAGTAAAGAAATAGTCAAAGGAATAGCAAAGACACTACCAGTAGTAGGAGCACTCGCAGTAGGTGTGGGAGCAACTATAGCTGTGTTTAAAAGAGACGCACTAGAAGATAAAGTGTATGACAAATTAACATCTAGACAAATTATAAAGGAAGACATACCTTTACAATAAACTTATGAAATACTTAGGACTAGATACGTCTAGTAAAGCAATTCATATTGTTGAATTAGATGAAGATGTAAACTTAATAAACATCTACAAAGCTGAATGCAACGCTAAAAAAACATTCAAGGACAGATTTCCAGAGCTTATGGATAACTTCGCTAGAATCTTGGTAGAAGAAATTAACATTGATACCGTAGATTACGCTGTGATTGAAGAACCTATATTTGCACAGAACAGAAATGTAGTGCGTACTTTATCAGAAGTAGTAGGAGCTGTTTGGGGAACTTTATGTTTAAGTGATATCCCAACTACATTAGTTGACAACGGCACTTGGAAGAAACAAATCTTAGGTAGTGGTAAATCTACAAAAGATGATATAATGAAATATGCAATAGAAAAGTGGGGAGATAACTTCCCTGAACAAGATTATGCTGATGCTGCGTGCATCGCATTATACTCAGTAAAGGAGAATAGAAATGGCAGCACCTAAAGGATACAAAAAAACTACAGGTCAAAAAAATAAAACATATTTTTATGACACACCTGAACCAAAAGATAATAAAGTTGAAGATAAGTTACCTGAAGGCATGACTGCTGAAGAGTTCAAAGCAAAGTATGCTAAGGTTGTATGGTGTGACTATTACAAATGTATACACAATATACAAACTGAAGGAGCTAAACGAACTATAGCAACTTTACTAGAAAATCCTCAATATAAACCTCTTGGTCCAAAAGACGCAATGATAAGAGGGGTATGCAGCAGAGCTGAGATAGGTATTAAATTTAAAGAGATAAGCACAACGGGTGGCGTAAAACATAAAGTTCCAGAGTGTTTTAATGCTGCTGGTAATAAAAACAAGGGTGGTATGGATTTTAGTAAATTGCTACAATCAGATGGAAGCCCACACGGAGGAAGTATTGAATCAGGAAACGCTGATACTGGATGGTCCAATACTGCATACATGTAATGCCTAAGAAGTTTCCAAAAGCTGTAAAAGACAGGGCTTTTAAATTATATTTAGCAGATGAGTATTCTGCTAAAGAGATAGCCCAACAAATTTCTGCAGAGCATAGAGTAGTTGTTAATGAACAAACTATATACGCTTGGGTTAGACAAGACGATTGGAAAACTAAAAAAGCAGAAACACAAGCTAAAGCTATGGAAAAAGTACAAGAGACTGAATCAAACAAACTTGCTAGAATGCAAGATGAACACCAAGCATTATATAAAGGGATAAGAGATAAAGCTGGCGTAGAATTAAATTCATTGGTTTTTGAAAGAGCTTTTGATGCGGTGAAAGCGTTAGACATAGGAATACAAGGTGAGAGACAGGTTGCTGAGGGATTGATAAATGTTCAGTTTATTCAAGATGTAGTTGGTATTTTAGTAGAAGAAATAGATGATCCTGAATTAATTAAAAAAATAGCGGCTAAATTAAAAGTCTTAATGGCATCAAAAGATAATGAGTGATGAACTAACAACATATGAAAAAGCATTTGAACTACTTGCAGAGAAACTAGAAAAAAGTAATAAGTATGCTGTAGGTAGTTTTTGGGAGTTTACTAGAGATATATGGTCTCAAGGTTTTGAACACCCTGAATACTTTCAGGCGTGGCATGTGGGTAAACTA